TCAGCCTTGTCTTCGGCTGCTTGCTGACCAGCGGGCAGAGATATCCCTGGTCGATCAGCCCGCGGACCGAGATCTCATAGGCGATGTCGGTGAACAGCGCGCCCTCGCCCTCATGCAGCATGCCGCTCTCGAGCCGGTAGGGTGTTGCGGTGAAGCCGATCACCTTGAGTTTCGGGTTGATGGCGGTGAGCTCATAGAGGAAACGCCGGTACATGGTCGCCGAAGCCGTCGGGATCAGATGCGCCTCGTCAATGAGGACGAGGTCGCAGTGCCCGATTTCTGCGGCCTTACGGTGCACGGACTGGATGCCCGCGAAGAGAATCCGGGCATCAGCCTCGCGTTTGCCGAGCCCGGCGGAGTAGATTCCTGCCGGCGCATCGGGCCACAGTCCAATCATCTCGGCGTGGTTCTGGGCGATCAGCTCCCGCACGTGGGTCACGGCAAGGATACGCTGGTCAGGCCAGGTCTTGAGCACGCCCTCGGAGAATGCCGCCAGTACGAGAGCTTTGCCCCCAGCTGTCGGGATCACGATAAGCGGGTTGCCCTTGTGATCCTCGAAGTAGGCATAGATGGCGTCGATGGCTTCCTGCTGGTAGGGACGAAGGATCAGCATGACAGCGCCTCCCGTTGCCCACGCGCGTCATTGAGCCATTCGCTGCCATCCTTCTTGCGGTACGCGACGAAGTCCTCTCCCGCATCAACAACCTCTCCGGCGACGATATCCGGGATGAACAGGTGCTTGCCGCAGCCGAGGCGCTGCTCGGTCGAACCGAGCATCCTGTCGTGACGGGCGCAGTGCCATCCGCCTTCCACGGGCGTGGAATGAAGGCAGGTGCGGCAGTTGACAGCGGCGCGCTCCCCCTCGTGGCAGACGCCATGATGGCTGCACATGCGGCATTCGAACCAGGCGGGATCGTCGCTGATGCGGGACGGCGGCCGCGCCGCACCGATGATGCGCGAGGTCCTGGCCAGAAGGCGCTCGGCTTCGGCGGGGACCGCCTCCACCCGCTCGGCGTAGAGGGCATCGGTATCCTTGCAGACGGCAAGGTAGAAGGCCCGGGTCAGCCCCATCAGATGCATGTAGATCTGCATCTGTGCGACATGCTGGGGTTTGGAGGCAACCACGCCCTTTGCCACCAGCTGCGCGAAGCTTTTCGCTGAATGGGTCTTGAACTCGAGCACATGCCAGGTCTTCGGCGCTTCGCGCAGCCCGATCGCGATGCCATCGAGAGAGCCGCCGAAGTGCCCGCCATGGGCTTCGACACGGAACTGGCGTCCGGTTGCGGGGTCGACCTCGAGCACGGTTGCGCCCGTGGCGCGAAGATTGCGCACGAGGCGCTCCTCCTCGCGCTGACCCGTCTCGAACAGGCGCAGGATGCGGCCCTCGTGACGGGACAGCGTCACCCAACGGAAGTCGAACCAAAGGGCTCGCTCGCAAGGCTTGCCGATGAGCGATGCACCGAGATGATCGCGGAAGCCGTCACCACGGGCCTCTTCGTAAGCGGCAAAAATGGCGTCCACGGTGGGCGTGGGCGGCGGAGGGAGCCTCACCATCACAGGCCCTCCCTTGCGGTGAGGCGGTGGGCCTCGTCGAGGATGGCGGCCCAGCTCGCCTCGTCATGCTCGCGGCGCACCACCTCGATGATGGCGTCCTTGATGGATGACTTGCGCAGTGAAGCGGCAGACCCCGTAGCCAGCAGTTCGGCGCGCTCGCGCTGCAGGTGCCGCATCGCCGTCTTGGCGCGGTGGAACCAGCTGGGGTCGATCTTTTTGCCCTTTGCCTGGCGTTCGAGATCGGCAGCGGCAATCTGGGTGCGGATGCGGGCGATGCTGTCGTCGAGGGCGGCAAGCCTCAGCCTGCGCATGTCGGGGGTGGTTTGGGGCAACGAGGCAGCGGCCGCTGACTCAGCGGTGTGAAGGGTATCCATCGATGTCTCCGTCGTTTTGAGGGGAACACCGCCGCCGGAAGCCCTTGGCGCCCGGCAGCGGTAACTCAGTCCGTCGTCAGGCCTTGGCCTTCCAGGGCGCGGCGTTGGGGCGCGCGGGTGCGGTGGGCGTCGTGCTGGCAGCCGGGCGTACCGGACGCTGCGGCGCTGCAGGGCGGGCCTGTGCGGGAGCGGGCTCATCCTTCGGCACGAGGTAGCGGATCTGGTTGCGTTCCTGCCCGCCGTCCTTGGGTTTCCGGATCGACACCCGGATGGTCATGGGCTTGAAGTGCAGGTCCTCGGAATCGCTGACATGCAGTTCGCCCGTGGCGTGGCAGATGGCCGAGAGGGTGCGCTGGGCCATTTCCACGGTGGTGGGGTTGGGGTTGATGAGGTTCAGCTGGTCATAAACCTTGCGGCCCTGATAAGGCCCGTCGGTCACGTCCATCGAGATCCAGAGATACTCGCCGTTCCCGTTGCGGGTCGGTCGCATCTCGCTCTCGACGATCTGGACGATGTAATCTCCGGCCGGGAGAAGCTCGTAGCCGGTGAGGGGCTCGACGCCGCTGGCGTCGAAGGTCGTGTCAAAGCGTGCCATGAGAATGGTTCCTGTGCTGTAGGTTGATCAGTTGAACTTCGGCAGCGCCGCGGCGAAGGTGTCCCAGTCGAGGGGCATCACATCGGGCAGGCCGTAGCGGTTCTTGGCGAGGAAGGCGGGGCGCTCGGCGGTGTAGAGAACCCGCTCGCCGCTCCCGAGCGCCCGGGTCACCTTCTTGTTGAAACCGACATCCGACTTCACCGTCGAGATGCGGTAATTGGCGAACAGCACGATGTCGGCATGTTCCTGCAGCAGGGCTGCAGCCCGGGCGTGGAGCTTGATGACGTAGCGGTCGTAAGGCTCGTGTTCGGGGCTGTCGAAGCGCTTGATATCGGTGTGGGCGAGCTGCACCACCATCATCCGACGGTCCTCGCGGAGCGCGTTGATCCAGTCGAGGTACTGCCGCCACAGGTCGAGGGCCGCGATGTAGCCCTTGCCGTAGCCCGGCTCCTCGATCGTCGACCAGTTGTTGATCTTGCAGGCATGCTGCCAGATCAGGGGCTCCAGCCAGTCGAGGCTGTCGACCACCAGCGTACGGTGCTCATGCGGCTCTGAGTGCAGCGCCGCCAGCGCCTCGACGACTTCCTCGAAACTCCGCGCCAGGGGAAAATGCGGCAGCTTGAGGGTGCCGAGCCCGTCCTCGGTGCAAACGGCCACGGGGCTATCGCTGGCGGCGGCGAAGGTGGTCTTTCCGACACCCGCGACGCCATGGACGATGATGGCCGGCGGCGTCAGGTGGGTGGAGGTCTTCAGGGATGCAAGAGAGATTGCCATGATCGACCTCACTGCCTGACGATTGAATCTTGAGCAGAGACGGCAAGCTGATCGAGGGCCGGGTCGGCACCATCGGCGAGGCTCGCGATGTAGTCGCGCAGCGCCGCCAGCTGGGCGTGCGCGCGTTCATGCGTGGCGATGGCCTCGCTGATCATGCGCAGCGCAGCGCCGATCTCGCCGACGGGAGCGCCGGACAGCGCGTCATTGAGGAGTACAAAGCGGCCAGGACCGATGGCATCGACCAGCCGGCTGGCAAGCTCCACGGGGGAGCGGGTCTGGATTGCAGACATGAGTTCTCGTTCCGTTGTTTGACGGTTGAAAAAAGGGACGTCGGTGACTTGAAGGCGGGAGGTTCAGGCGCTGCCGGGCGGACCCGTCGCGAAGGGTGTTTCGCCATCCGGCGTAGTCACCGTCCCAGCGGCAGTCTTCTCGGAATTTGCCTTGCGGGGCACACGCGCCAGGGACTGGATGATGCGGTAGACAGGCTTCTGCTTGGGCACTTCGGCCTTGCGCACGGCGATGTAGTCCCAGGAGCCATAGGAAACGCGGCGCTGCACGAGATGCAGCCAGTTCTCCTCGCCGAGCATCCAGGCTGCATTGCCGAGCTCGCCGATCTTGCGTTGCACAGGTTCGGAATAGCCGCCCCTGTGCGGCAGCCGGTCACGGCTGAGATGGCCCGTGTAGTAGACGATCCGGTCGCCCGGCTTGGCGTCCGCCACCCAGACGCAGAGATCAACGTCGTTCATCATGCGGGCGGGTGCGAATACTTCGCGGCATTTCACGGATTGATCGGACATGCGGGATCTCGCCGAGGTTAAAGGGTGATGGGTGTCACTCGAGATGTTCATGCGCGGGCCTGTGCATGCGAGGCGCGGCTGATCCCCGGCGTTACCTGGCGGATCTGGCGCTGTTCGAAGGCTTCAATGTCCTCAAGCCGGTACACGACACGCCCGCCGAGCTTGATGAACTGCGGCCCCTCGCCGGTGAACCGCCAGCGCTCGAGCGTTCTCGGCGACATGCGCCAGCGATTGGCGAGGTCGGTCTGCGAGAGGTGGGTCGTTGTCATCGCTTTCTCCTTGGCTTCACGTCCGAAGCATGGGGAGATGATGACAGCGCGAATTGGTGCTGTCGGCGGGATGGGCGGCGGATCGGCGGCGGCTCATCGGCGGATCACCGGCGGATGGGCGGCGGATGGATTTACGCAATGGTACGCGGGATTTTCACGTCAGCTGGCTGAACGTGCTGACGCGTCCGCGGCAACCCGAGCGCCATGAAGCAATCGACAGGCCGCTCAGCCTGTCGATTCGCAACATCGCAACAACGAATTTCGGAAGCGAGGTACTTCGGTCACGCGTCCGCGAGCCGGTAGCCGCCGCGACCATTGGAAAGCAGAAGCTTCTGCCAGGCCGGATGGCGCCGGAAGAGATTGGCGAGCTTTGCTGCGGAATCCTCCGAGCCAACCCGCCTCAGGATGGCCTTTCCGGAGACCCATGGACTGCCCGACTTCCATGCCTCATGGAGATGACGGATGACTTTGGCCTGCAGCTCTCCAAACATGAATTGCTCGCCCCCGAACCACACCTCGCGGTAGTCGGACGAATGAGTGATGTTCTCCACCTTGCAATGCGGCTGGATATCATCAGCGTCGAGACAGCACGCAGCATGGCTGTGGCGTCCGGAGCGATCCAGACAGGCCTCGATCTTGGCGGCAAGATCCTGCCCGA